TATCAATCCAGCTCGGTTCGCGATTATTTAACAACAAATCCAATGAAAAAAACTAAAGATATGACTGAGATTTATGAGTCAATACGCAACCATATAATAGGTGGTCGTAAATTGATGGAAATATCACTTGTTGACAAATGGCATATCTGGATGTATGGTTTAAATTATATTTTCGAACAAGCTTTATATGATTCGGTATTTACTGGTGTCCCGCCCGACACAACCATTTTTGGCGGAACTGTGGATATGATTTATTACAATCCTATGAAATTAACTTGTAAAAAAGCAAAAGTAGTCAATGGTGTAATTGAACATGGAACGCGAATTTTGAGCGACCATGCTCCAGTAAAAGCCGTTTTTTCTTTTGTAGAGTAATATATATAATGCCTTATGTTGTACGCAAGGTTTCCAGAAAAAACTGTTATTCCGTGAAAAAGACAAAGGGGAAGAGACGCACTCTGTCCAAGTGCACAACCATGAAGAAAGCCAAAGCCCAAATTAGACTGTTGAACGCGATTGACCACAATCCCAACTTTGTTCCAAGGAAGTAATAATGTTTACACCTTTGCGCATTTCAAATGCGCAAAGGCTACCTACTTTTGCACTCATAAACCGCCGACAAGTCGGCGTTTTAAATGTGCAAAGGTGTAATTTATCCGCATGGTAAATATATACAAATTTTGCAATTTGCCGCATTTGTGTCGCACCTATTCCAGTAGCATGGATAATTAAAGTCAATGTGATAGTCCTGGCATCTTGGACCGCAATATCCATCGCCAAATTCCATTTCTGCGGACCCGCAGTAATGGCATCTTCTCAACAATTCAAATGCTTCCGATACTGATATTTTCAATGTTTTTTTATAGTTCTCTATGAGGTTCGGGATGTCGGAAGGCTTCTCTTTCAACTCAATCATTTCTTCATTTGACGACAAATCTTCTTCTTCGTCTTCGTCTTCGTCTTCGTCTTCGTCTTCTTCTTTGCATAGGTCGCTGTCCAGTTTTTCCAGATTCGGGGTTGGCACAAACAAGGGGTCATCCAGGGGTTTTGACATAATTTCGAAAAGCATATTCAAATTACGTCGAGGATTCACATCATCTGTATCTTCCTGTAATATTTCAATCATTTGATTATCGCGACTTTTTTTCAACGGGGCTCCGGGTGCTTTCATTTGTTTATTACTTTCAATTATATAATAAAAGATTTCAATTTTGTGCAAAAAATTTTTTTACACCATTTCACATTTCAAATGCCGACCCAAAGGGTCGGCATCTTTTGATGTGATTTGGCAACTGTTACTAAGCCCGCTTTGCGGGCGACAGTCGGCCACCTACGGTGACCTTTACACCTTTGCACATTTAAAACGCCGACTTGTCGGCGGTTTATGAGTGCAAAAGTAGGTAGCCTTTGCGCATTTCAAATGCGCAAAGGTGTATAACCGATAAATTACCTTTTTATATCCGTCAAATCGCCGTAGGCGATTTCAGGTTATATAAATCGGCATTTGAAAGGTTAAAAGGTGTATACCGGTGAAGATTTGAAATGGGACACGCCCCAAAGGGCATATTTCAAATCGTTTGACACCTTTGCACATTTAAAACGCCGACTTGTCGGCGGTTTATGAGTGCAAAAGTAGGTAGCCTTTGCGCATTTGAAATGCGCAAAGGTGGAAAGAATTACACATTTTATCTCCCTTCGGGCGCAAAAATATATTTGTCTTTTAACAAATATATAAAAAATTCAGTAAAATCATATAATGAATCCCATCAGCGAAGAACAAGCGGTTGTTCTCAAACATATAAAGGCCGGAGAGAACGCGGTTGTGAATGCCGTCGCAGGTTCTGGCAAATCCACCACGGTTCTTTCCATTGCCGCCGCCATGAAATCCTCCAAGATTATCCAGTTCACATATAATTCCATGTTGCGGTTCGAAATCAAAGAGAAAACGGAGTTATTAGGAATCGCCAATCTGGACGTGCATACATACCACAGTATGGCCGTGAAGTATTACAATGCTGGTGCATACACCGACACTGGTATTCGAGATATTTTGTTGAAAAAGATGGCTCCGCGCATCCGCATTCCCAAGAAGGACGTCGTCGTCATTGACGAAGCCCAGGATATGACTTTTCTCTACTTCCAGCTCGTTGTCAAGTTCACCATGGATATGAACAACCCCTTCCAGCTCATCATTCTCGGCGATTTTATGCAAGGTCTCTACGAATTCAAGGGGGCGGACACGCGTTTTTTGACGCTTGCACACCAATTCTGGTGCAACCATCCCCGCGTAAAATCCACCGTTTTCAACGCGTGCACATTGAACACATCTTACCGCATTACCGACCAAATGTCTTCCTTCATCAATGAAGCGTTGTTGGGGGAGGACCGACTCCGCACATGTAGAGAAGGCCCGGTGCCTGTTTATTACCTGAGGAATAGTCGTCGGAACCTGGAGAACACGGTGGTGTTCCATATCAAGCAGTTATTGGCTGCAGGGGCTTCGCCCAGTGACATTTTCATTCTGGGTGCCTCCGTCAAAGGTCCGAACAGTCAGATTCGCAAGATGGAGAACATTCTGGTGAGTCAAGGAATTCCGTGCCACGTCCCGATGTTTGAATCAGACAATGTAGATGAGAAAATCATCCAGAAGAAGTTGGTTTTCTGCACATTCCATAGTGTGAAGGGGCGACAGAGAAAATACGTTTTTGTGATGGGATTCGACCAAGGATATATGCGATTTTACGGGAAGGATTTGGACCAGGACTTGTGTCCCAGCACTCTTTACGTGGCTTGCACACGAGCCACCCACGGGCTTTTTTTGCTGGAGCGCAACGAGTTTGATACGGACAAACCTTTGGAGTTCCTGAAGAAGACGCAATCGGAAATCAAGCGGATGAAGGGGGTGGAGTTCAAGGGCACGCCGTATTTTCCCGTGTATGAAGTCCCGGAAAAGGTAGTTGAAGACGCGGTCAAACATTTCATTACGCCCACCGATTTAATCAAATTCATTCCGGAGGTGGTATTGGAAGAAATAACTCCGTATTTGAACCAGATGTTTTCCACCATTCGACAAAAAAGTGTAGAGATAGATATTCCGACAGTTTTGGAGACGGAGCAGGGCTACTTCGAAGAGGTCAGCGATTTGAATGGACTCGCTATCCCCGCGATGTATTACGACTTCTTGAACAGCATTTGGGAAGAGGGCGCGACCAACGTTTTATACCAGAACATTTTGATAATTTTGGACGAGTTCAAGGATTATGAACACAAATTTTTGAAAGAGATTGCGACCAGGTTGCCGGCCAATTTTGCAAAACCGGCAGACTACCTTTTCTTGGCCAATGTTTACACGGCGTTCCAAGAGAAACTGTATTTCAAGCTGAAACAGATTGGCGAGCACGAATACAACTGGATTACCGATGCGATGATGGATAGAGCCCGACAACGTCTAGAGAAAACGATTGGACCCGAATGCAAAGACAGTAAACCGCTCATAGAGAAAACCATCATTCATCAGTCGCAGGAACAGGAACACGAGGTGATTGATAATTATTTGGAGGAGTATTTCGAGGAGGGAATACATTTCCGGTTTACGGCGCGGACCGATTTGATTACGTCCGATGCAGTTTGGGAAATCAAGTGCGTGAGAGAAATCACGATGGACCATCAATTGCAAGTCGTGATTTATGCTTGGCTCTACAAGTTACTAGGATATCCAGAGAAGAAATTCAAGATATTTAATATCCGAACCAATGAGATTCAAGAATTAAATGCGGATATGGAGGAACTGGATTTCATTGTGATTTCTCTGTTGCAGGGGAAATACCAGAAGGTTGCAAAGTTGTGCGATGAAGAGTTTTTGGAAGGGAATCGAGAGGTTTTTGATATTTCTTGATTGCCGGTAAAAAATTGTATCCTGTAGAGAATGCAACATCACGTTTGCTCCGAATGAAATCCAATGTATCTTGGACTCCATTTATTATGCCATATTTCAGCAAATAGCACGCAATGACAGAAGCGCTTCTCTGTATGCCCATCGCACAATGAACAATCACTGGTTTAAAACTAGTAACTTGTTCATGGATTTTTTCAAGCACTTTGTGTGTTTCCAATTGGGACAAGAATTTGGCATTGTCTCTCGGGTCGTCGTGAAATCTCAAATACAATACATTGCTGGGTTCTGGATAATTGATATCAACTTCAGGGCAGCAGTTGATTATTAGTGAATATGACTTCGGCTCGTATACAAATCCTGCATCACCTAAATACAAGTAGGGAATAATCTCATTTGAGTGTTCCATATGTGTATATTGGCGAAAATTTTATATGGATAAACTGGATTTCTCTGTTGCAGGGGAAATACCAGAAAGTTGCAAAGAAGAGTTATTGAAAACAAATTACCGCTTTGCTGTAAATCTTCACCGGTATAAACACAATTCTATTAAACACCTGGATATATACACATATATGGTTGCTGCACTCAGACTGCTAATGATTTATACCAGTTTTTAGAGACATATATATATAAATTATTTCACATAAACTACTTAGGAGAGATTAAAAGGGAACCTAGGTATTCAGATAAGCAAAGCTTATCTTACGCCTTTTGAACCCTCTTTTTTAAAGGGAAGGGGTCGTAGGGCGTAAGCTTCGCTGAATAACCGTAGGTTTCCCTACTTTAAAAAACGTTTTCACCCCGTCTCCAATTGATTTGACCGCTTCTTCCGCGGTATCTCGGAATACGGGTTGTCTATAAAATTGTTCCATCAATTCTCGGTTCAAACACAATTGCATCACGCGTTTTGCGACTTCCTCTGTATTGTTTGCATTCAAAAACAGGATGCGCTCCTTATTGAAAATTTGTTGGTCTATTTCGTCTAAATTGCCAAAATAGATGGGAATCGCCCCGCCCAGACAGCAGTTCATCAATTTCTCTGTGATGTATCCCGGATGAGAGTCCGCAAAATTCTCGGAACAAATGTTGAAAATGAATTTCTTGATATACTCGGGTGTTCCAAGTCGGTCTACTTCTTCGCTGGAACAATTGTTTGCTAATTTGCCCGGACAAACCACATGCATGTATTTGGACAGTTCTCTCAAGATTGGTAACCGCGTATTCCCCGGGTCGTGCCTATTTATCATGGTGCATAAATTCTTGTTTTCCAATTGTGTTGTAGAGACGTAGGCATTGACCTCTTTTAAATTGGTTGCCATGTTGTAGTAAAAAGGGCATTTAATCCAATTCATAGATGGGTTGTTTGAAATACA